ATCGGCAATATAAAGAAGGAGAATGAAGAACTAAAAGAAATGCTTACACCTGATATGAATGATGCCATTGATCTACAACATAAAATCAACGATTTTAATAAGTAACTTTCATCTCTTGAATCTGAACTCAATAAGAAAAAGCAGGAAATAGAAGCAAAATCTAAAGAATTAGATAAGATTTCAAAGGATATCATTACTTTTTCAGATGAAGTGCTAGTTCAGGAATATGGTCTTTATCAACCTCGATATAATTTTATGTCATCTGATGTTTATAAGGAACGCTTAACCACCATTCGAAATCAACAAAAACAAATGATAAAACAGGATATTGCTGCCTCTGGTAATACAGACTGGACGGTAAATAACAATAAAGCTAAAGGTCGTAAAATGGTTAATGACATGAAAAAATTATTACTACGAGCCTTTAACAGCGAATGCGATGAGACCATCGGAAAAGTAAAATATAATAATATAGAAACTTCCGTACGGAAAATCGTAAAAAGCGCCGAACAAATTCAAAAATTAGGAACCATCATGAGTGTATATATTAATCAATCCTATATAGATTTAAAAATAGTAGAATTATATCTGGCTTTTGAATACCAACAGAAAAAGCAACAGGAAAAAGAAGAACAACGTGAACTTCGTGCCCAGCAACGTGAAGAAGCAAAACTCAAAAAAGAAATTGAAGAAAAGCGAAAAAAAATTAAGAAAGAACAGACCCATTACCAGCAGGCACTTAAAAATCTTCTGTCCCAAATCAAAGAACATGGTGAGACCGAGGATTTGATCGCAAAAAAAGCGGAATTAGAAACTGAACTTTCCAATATTGATAAGTCCATAAAAGATATTGATTACAGAGAAGCAAACCAGAAAGCCGGATATGTATATGTTATTTCAAATGTAGGGTCTTTTGGTGAAAATATTTATAAAATAGGTATGACAAGAAGATTAGAACCGCAAGATAGAGTAGATAAGCTTGGAGATGCCTCTGTTCCGTTTAAATTCGATGTTCATGCCATGATATTCTTTGATAATGCTCCTGCTCTGGAGGCAGCTTTACATCGAGCTTTCGAAGACAGAAAGTTAAATATGGTTAATACCAGACGAGAATTTTTCTATGTAACACTCGATGAGATAAAGCAGGTTGTTAAGGAAAACTTTGATAAAACTGTGGAATTTATAGACTTCCCCGATGCTGAGCAATATAGGACATCTTTAAAGATGAGAGAACAATTGCTCGCATAATATTAAAAAAAGAGACCAGAGATGCCATATAATATCATCATTTATACTGTTCTCTTTTTATTTATAAAAATTTTATCTAACCAAATATCTGTTCAATACTTCTATAAGTTTATCCTTATATTTATACAAATCATTCAATGATTCGATGTAAAAACGAATAAATTTTTTATTTTCATCTGGAATCAATAATTGCTTTTTCCTTGTATCCAGATTAATTCTGCATATCTGCTTCCAACTATTATTCTTATAAAGTATCCCAAAATAACTCTCTGTGTCCTTATATTTGATATCTTCAATAGGCACAGTATCAGCTAACATACCACGAATAATATTAAAGGACTCAATTTCTGCCTCTGTTGTCACAATTTTAGATACTGGCTCTTCATTCCCCTGTTCTTCCGTATTTTCTGTTTCATCTTACATGGTATCAAAAACCTCATTTAATTTTTGATTTACGATATCATTTATAAAAGCTGAAAATGCTTTCCTAACCATAGGTTTGAATTTCTCAACCATATTTTTGTTTTTCTTACCAGTATATATGTCATTAAGTACAAATCGGACAAATTCATCTGATGGAGTATCAAACTCATCTTCGAAAACTTTTTTAATAAGAGTACTATATTTTAATTCTTCTGCAGCTTTGTATATATTAGATTTATCAAATGTCTCTTTTCTAAATTTCATTAATGCCTTTATTCCTGATTCATTTATATTTTCAAGATTCACCTCTACAAATGGTTCTAAATCCATGATATTATCTTTTTCAAGATCTGTATAGAATCTATAAACAATGCCATTTGTAAGTATTCCAAATTTAACTGGAGCTGCGGCAAAATATCTAAATAATTGACTTGCGTGCTTATCTAAATCTTCGTTACAGGATTTGCATTCTACAAATATGCATGGCTTTCCGTCTATAATAATCGCATAATCTACTTTTTCTCCTTTTTTAATGCCTACATCTGCTACATATTCTGGAAAAAATTCTGTAGGATTAAATACATCATACCCTAAAATCTGAAAAAATGGCATAATAAAAGAGGTTTTTGTTGCTTCCTCTGTAACTACTGAGTTTTTTAATGTCGATATTCTTTTTGACAACTGCTTAATTTGTTCATTGAAATCCATAATACTATTTTCTCCTAATTGTATAATTTTTTTATTATATAATATCAATTTTTGTTCATAATTTATATTGACAAATCGTACAAAATATATGTTCATCTAAACTAACTGGATACTTAATGATATTTTTCTGAAACCCAAAATGAATAATATGCTACAAACCAGGATATACTTGAATTATCTGACTCAATATGATATATTGAAGTCAGAAAAGAGTAAATGGTGATATCATTTATGCACCAAAAACCCCTCGGTACCGCTAATACCGAGGGGTTTTATTTGGGGCTTGGTTGCCGTTGTTCTTTACTTCTTCTTCCGGCCAAACCACTTGCTAAGTAACTTCATAATCATCTCAACAATGATTCCTGAAATAATACCAGCCAATACCGAAAAAAGAAAAGAGTATAATGATATCATTTGTGCACCTCCCTTCCGTCACCAGTATAGGGAGCGGCAACGATGGGATTATAACATAATTTTCTAAAAAAGTCTTAAAAAATTAATAAAATCTTAATTTCTTAAAATCTCAATTTGTGATATAATCAAAATATAAAAAAACAGTTGACATAATATAGATATTATAGTAGACTAATATAGTTTTTTTGCCAGTTAGTATATAATTGATAATATAGAGAAACAAGAGTCTAAGAACTCGTCAATGAGGCATTGCGACCTCGCACCTAAAAAGGATTACATTCAAAATGTAATCCTTTTTATTTTGTCCTTTTTTATGTTATAATGTCTTTAATTATAATATGGGAGGAAATTATATTGAATGATGTAAAATTAAAAGACTTATATATGGGGCTACCTGATGGAGAAGTTGAAGCTCGTGATAAAAGATTTCAAGAACTTTTCTTTGATCCCAACAATAAATATAATTAAATAATAAATAGCAATGAAAAATTTTTGATTATTGGAAGTAAGGGAACTGGAAAAACTTATCTTTCTAAATATATTGTAGAACAATCTCCTTCTAAACAGACCTGCATCATAGTTGATCCTAAAAATTTTTGGATATGTAAACTCATAAATATTGATGAGCAAGAATTAACAAATGATTATATTTCAGTATTGTGCAAATGGTTTTTACTATATGAAATTGCAAATTCATTATTAAATAAGCATCGTTGGCTTAAACATCTTCCCAGATGCAAGCTAAATAAGCTGAGAAAATTTATGCTTGAATACAATGATGACACATTTTATAAAATAGTATCTTTATCTACTACTAATAATCAAGAGATTACTGGAAATCTTTCTCACGGTATTTCTCACTCTGACAAGTTACAGACTTCGAATTTTCAACACTCTGCCGGAATTAAAACATCTGATGGGGTTTCTTATGAGAGTACCCGCAAGAGATTTTTTGATTTAATTGATTATTTTGAACAACTCGTTTTTGATTGTTTTCAAATAAACGACCATCTACTTATTATTTTAGACGATTTAGATGAATTAAAAAAGTAAGCTGGTGAACAAAGCGAAAATATTATATATAATTTGATAACCGCTGCCAAAAAATATAATTTTTATTTTAATTCTCGTGCCAAGAGTCTTAAAATAATCATGCTATTGCGCAGTGATATATTAAATAAAATGCAGGGAAATCATCCTAATCTAAATAAAATAAAAACCTCCTGTTCCATAGATTTATATTGGTTACTTGACTCTACTCATGATAAATGGGACCATCCTTTAATTAGTATGATTTTTCATAAAATAAGGGCTTCCTGCGAACCCTATAAAAATCGTTCAAACAAAGAACTATTTGAAATATTATTTCCTGAATCAATTGACAAGAAAAATCCTCTTGACTTCTTATTAGATCATAGTCTTGGGCGACCTCGTGACATTGTTACATTTCTAAACTGTGCAAAAAAAGAATTTCCGGAGAGAACGTGTTTTTCAGCTACAGTTTTAAAAGAGACTAGAAAAATTTATGCTACAGATTTTTATAATGAAATGCTCAATCAAGCTTCTTTTTACAAAAGTAGTGCTTATAGTACGCAATGTTTAAAATTAATAGCTGGAATTAAAAGACCATCTTTTTCTTATAGTGATATCCAAACTCTTTATGAAGAAAACCGAACTTCTTATAGCGAAATTGATAATCTTGATGATGCCCTACATTTTCCTTATGAATTAGGGGCCATAGGGAATGCGTGGAAATCAAAAAAAGGAAAACATCGTACCTGTTGGTATTATAAAATAGATGCTATAGATGAGGTTGATTTATCCCAAAATTTCACTATTCATTATGGTCTAAGGAAAAAATTTTCATTATAGCCTTTTAACATTTTTCAACATTTCCTTGCACATATGTTCTGCACGCTGTATAATGACCCTATAAACGGAAAAAATCCGGTACTTGCCATACCGGATTTCTAGTAACCTATCAACCAGGATGGCTGATAATCTTTACATCACTTAGATTATACCACGCATCCTGCATTTTGCATAGGGTGTATTTTTTATACCCTTTTTTCGAAAGGATGATTTTCATGGGAAAAGTTAGCACACGAAAACGCGGAAAAACCTGGCAGTATTATTTTCAATTGGCCAGTGTGAATGAAACGAGAAAATGGAAAACCGGTAGCGGATACCGAACAAAGGCGGAGGCTCAGGCAGCCGGCACAAAAGCTTTGGCTGAATATAATAGCACTGGTATTGCTTTTAAGGTCTCGGAGCAATCTGTAGCTGACTATTTCGACTACTGGATGGAGCATTATGTAGAACAAGAACTTGCAGAGACAACTGTAAATACATACAAGAAAAGGATCCGTCTTTATATTAAACCTTATATTGGTTCTTACAAACTTAAAAATGTACAGGGAGAAACCTTACGAAACTTTCTGGCCAAGTTACACCGAACTGGTATGAGTAGAAATACTCTTACTTGTATTAAGGGAATGTTGACATCTGCATTTGGATATGCGACTGTACAGGCAAAGTTCATTTCTGTGGATCCGTCTTACAAACTGACACTTCCAAATAAAAGGAAAGATTCCGAGGTAGGCACAAGGAAAGAGAATCATATTTTTGTTGAAGAAGATATGTGGAATGCGATTATTGAACGCTTTCCAGAAGGCCATCCTTCCCACCTTGCTCTGATGCTTGGCTATTATTGTGGATTACGTCTTGGAGAGGTCTATGGATTAACCTGGGATTGCGTAGACTTTGAAAACAAAACAATTACAATAAATAAACAAATGCAAGAACCTTCTGGATGTGGTAAGTGGCTTCTGTATGTACCTAAGTACGATTCATCCAGAACAGTTACTGTTGGTAACAATGTTCTTGCCTTGCTAAAAAGAACGCTGGAATTTCAATTGACTAATAAAGAAACCTGCGGAGAATATTATCAAGAAAATTACATGAACTATGATGAAGAAACACACAGCCTTCTTTCACTTAATGATTTAAGGCCTGTACATTTTGTAAATGCTAAACAGGGTGGTCTTCTGGCTCACCCACGAAATATGCAGCACACTTCCCGCAGCATTCATGGTAAAGCAAAGAACTGTACTCTTATCAGTGAAGAATGGGACTTCCACAGTTTACGACATACTCATGCAACAATTCTTTATGAGGCAGGTGTTCCAATGCCACTGATCCAGAAAAGACTCGGGCATATTAATATTCAGACAACAAAACGCTACACAGATCATGTTACTAAGAAAATGCTTTCTATGCTTGATGAAGTAATAAATGGTGACAACATTGACAACAACTTAGAGTAAATGTTGTCAATATGTTGTCAAAACACAAAAATCGGGAGCCGAACGACTCCCGATAAATTTTTGTAAATCTCGTAAAACCTAGAATCTACCTGCCTTAGCAGCCTCTTCAACGGAAACTGAAACGCTCTGAAAATCCGCTTAAATACTGGATTGTTCAATTTATTTGTGTATTACCTGTGTATTTCTAAATCTACTTATAATATAAACAACTTTTGTTTTTTATTTTCTACACAAGTTATTTACTCTTAATAAGTTTACCTCTTTTCAGCAAATTAATCAACTTCGTATTCTGTGATGCGCCACCTTTGTAATTTTTAATGCCGTTTAAAGTTGCAATTTTCTCCCTGTTTTTCTTCGAAGAATTGATTTTTAATGATTTCAGGGCATCTACAATCGAACTGGATTTTCCACGATATTTAGGATAATATACAGTCTTTGTCTTAGCCGGAGTTTTCTTAGTCTCTTCAACCTTTTTACTCGTTGGCTCTTTATACACTACATTTAAGTCAAAATTACCAGAGTTGCCAGTCGAAATGACTTTCGGAAACCTACCAGAGCTAGTATACTGCCATGCAATATTGGCCGCGTCTGGCTTTTTCTCCTGATCTGGTGCAGTTGCAATCTGCATACGTTTGTTTGAGTTGTAATATCTTGCAATCCACCAATTGTTACACTTTACGAGTTTTCTATCAATATGTTCGTTGTAATAACTCATGCCGGTGTAAACGCCGAACAGATAACCTCTCTTCTCTACAACCTGCTGTGCGGCGTTAACGATTTCGGCAATCTTTGTTTTACTTAGGCTTGCCTGCGCTTTATCTTCCAGGTCAAACCACACGCCATAGACAAAATGTGTTTTGTCAATCTTATCAAGAATATCGCAGACAAGTTTCATGTCACTTTTAGCTTTTGTGGCTGTAGTTGCGTAGGAATAATTATATACTCCCCACGCAAGCTCATTTTCATTGCAGGCCTGATAATTTCTGTTGAAACCGTTATCAATCTTTAAATCTTTGCGAATAATCTTTAAGATAGCTCCCTGACATCCGTATGCCTTTGCCTTCTCCCAGCTTACGACTCCATTATAACTCGATACATCAATTAATTTCTTCATGTTTACTCCTCCTCTTTTGGCAATTCATCTGTCATATCATCTAAAAATTTCTGTATGTACTCTTTCATTCGCTCCGGAACAGGTAAACCGCACAGGGTCATATTCTTTAAAATGCTAACAGCTTCATACAATACAAATAAAAGGCAGAAAAATTCACATACTCCCATCTTCTGAATGCCCAACAACTGAATATATTTATCCGGAACCATAAACAGAACATTGATATGCATAATAATATCTGTCAACATTAATAGACCTACAGAGAGCAACATGGCTACCTTTCTGATTGCTCCGTCAATTCCCACACAAGAATTAAATTTGTGTTCCTTGATTGCACGCAGTACTCCCAGTATTGTATCCAGGGCTACCGCAATCAATAAAATCTCAAAAAATGAATTTCCTGCTAACAATTTAAAAACTTCATGTAACATAATCTTTTCCTCCTATTTCACGATAACTATTCCTCTGTACTTCTCGTTCGTACATTTTTTCTTGTTTTCTTTTTCGACTGTCGTTACGTTTTTACGCCCATCAGAGAATCTCCATACCTTATCTGTCCTATTGTCTTTAAGCAAAACAACTGTGTGAATCGGATTGCCCTCTTCGAATAAAATCATATGCCCTTTCTTAAGATGTGCTTCAAGTCTATCATTACTCATAATTCTATGATAGACAGCCGGCTTTCCCGAGCAGATCATGTTGATTCCCCTCGCAATTTCCGTCAGCGGATACTTTGCACCACATTTCAGTTTTCTTCGAGCGTACCGCAATGTCTGCTGCATATTTTTCTTAACGCCCTTATAGCGTAAAGCCATATAAAAAGCGACAAGGCTACAACCATGTCGCTTGATAAAATCCGTTTTAAAATTATGCTGTGAAGGGACCGGGATAATCCGGCCGTTGTCTAAGATAACCCTCCACGGAAATCGCTTTTTTTTATCCTTATTTGCTACTATTTTCATTCAGATTACCTTTACAGATTGCTACTTTACTCCACCGGCCGTGGTATTTTCCGAACACCGGGCGAATACGGATGTAATAATTCTGATGAATATGTGCGCACGGTTCGTCATTTAAACTGCACGTGTATTCCCTCGTTGCACTACCCCAGTTTGGACCACCTTTCTGATTATGCACATCTTTTTTAAATTTTTTATCCGGTGAAATCTGGTGCTCGTACCCTGTCGCATTTTCCAAATGCGTCCATTTATACATAAATTTTCGTTCATTTTTTCCAATTGTGTTGTAGCTGATAGAAATTTTTATCGGCTTATGTGTCACAGCCCGTACAAAATTTTTATAGTTTTCTGTACGATTGTAATTCACCGTTCTAGCAGACGTATAAACCGGAAATAACAGACAGCACATCATCATTACACATAAAATCATTCTCTTTTTCATAACTCTTCTCCTTTATTTTTCTGAATTATCAGTTACCAATTCCTCAAAACCACTGTCAATCAAAATTTCTTTCACTTTTTCTTTTAACAGTCTCGGTACATCCTTGTACTCTTTTTTCCCTAGCATAATCTGCTGCGCCCATAACATCGCCATCATTTCTTTACCTCTACTTTCTTTAATGTAAAAATATGTTAACAGTTTTAACATTACTGATAGACCAACTCGCTCATTTCGAGCAGGCATTCCTTCAGCATGTTGTTTTCTTCTTTTATCTCTGCAATCATTTCCAGTGCTGTTTTCTCTTTTTCCGGTTCATAGTCTAAATATTTCGCCGAATCAGCAGCAACCATCTCCTGCGTAATCACAGATGAATCAATATTAAATTCGTTCATGTCATAGCGAAACTGAACAAATTCATTTTCCTCGCATTTCTGCGTGACTTCTTCAACGGAATTTAAATCATAGATAAATACATCCGCCGTGCCATCTGGAAGCGAAAAATAATCATAGCTTTTTGTCAAACGGCTGGTAAAATAGCCTTTGCTTCGCATCTAATCACCTCTTTTGCTCTGTTTAATGTTCTTTTTATGTTATATTTCCTCGAAATCATCACTGAATCAGAATTTTTAACCATGCCGTTACGGGAGATTATCTTATTTGCTACATTTCTGCACATTGTTCTCGCTTTATTTTTATATCTCACAAGCAATCTTCTAATTCTTTTCCAGTTCCTTTTTCTGATTGTTGTATGTGTTCTCGTGATTTTATAACCCATCATGTCGATTGTTTCCGAACCTCTATGATAATTATTCTCGCTCTTAAATCGTATCCCTAATTTTCTTTTCAGAAAATCATGTAGCATTTTGCGTGCCTTCTTTAGATTTTTAAGATTTGGTGAAAACAAAATAATATCATCCATGTAGAAAAGCTTCTTTGAGATCATATTAATTCGCTTCCCTCTTCGGAGTGTGTAACAATGATTATCAATGTAGTGCCAGGCGTATGACAGATAGTAATTTGCTAAATACTGACAGAGATACGAGCCGATACACAGCCCTTCTTCGTATGTATCTAAGAGGCGATAGATAACTTTCAAAATTACTTCATTCTTAATATCCCTTGCAAGTAATTTCTTTAACCTGTCACGCGGGATACTCGGATAATAATGATAGATATCCTCTTTGCAGTAATACTTTGTTGCTGACTCTTCCTTTCTTATCCATCGCTCTATTGCTTTCTTGCCGAAGATTTGACCTCTTCCTTTAATACTTGCACACTGATACGGTCCGATTTTTGCATTTAACATCGGTTTAATCGCATTAATCACGATGTAATCATAAACCTGTTGTTTAATGCTTGCGATGCCGATTCTTCTCTCTTTCCCACTCGCTTTATCAGTTCGATTCTGATAATGAATTTTTCTAAGAGGTATACAATTATTATTGATCTCCTCTAATAAGTCCTTAGAGATTACAGGAAAGAGGGTCTTTTTAACATTCTTTCTCGCTTTAGTATCGCTATATACATAGTGACGGATTGATTTTGCCGCATCGTGTAGGCTTTTATCCGTCATTTTATGACGAATAGCATATCCCGCAAGGAAATAAGCTACATCCTTACGCCTCCATCTTCTTTTTAAACAATCACTTAAACATTTTCTTATGTATTCTTCCGTGAATACAAAATTTTTGCAAAACCGTTTCATTTACATCCTTTCGTTGTATAGCATAGACTTTCATTTCTATTACTAGCCTACCGGTTTCATATACAATTTTTAGACTACAACTTTAGTTGAGCCTAAGGAGCTTTCGCTGTCCTGCCAAGGTACGAAATACGTGTCAAAAGTTATTTTAGATGTATAATTTTTTCGAATTGCGACCGCCGATATTCCACCTGTAGTTCCCAAGCCTGTTGTTCAGATTCAGGTAGAACAGCCCGCAGGTATCCCTGTTCCTGAGATTGCCAAACGACTGGAGCGGTGCTGACACGCAAACCCTAGTTAATGATGGGAGGAATCCCCTCTTCCTTGCGGAATTCACCCCTCTTGTAAAACCGCGTTGACAGAAAGGCGACCGCCGATATGCCACCCGCAGACCCCAAGCCAGCCGTCCAGATTCAGGCAGAACAGCCCGCAGGCATCCCCGTGCCAGAGATGGCCAAACGACCGGAGCTCTCTCGTGTCTCCGACACTACCACTCAGATTTACCGCATCGCCGCATCCTTTCGAACTACCGCTACCACTTTCTCCACAGCTTGCTGCACATAGATATCCATTCTTAAAATTTAAATGCGTAATATAGTTCCATGTGTTTTTGCTTGTTATGCTAATCTCCGATAACTTAATATAGCCTGCTTGATTCTGTTTAGGAGCCGTTACCGCCTTTGTTGCATCTGCTAATCCATAAATCTCGCATGTGTTATCGCCAGTAATGATGCTAAATCCAGACATAATCTCATAGATACCCAGCTGCATCTCGATGCCTTGAAAAACGATAGGATATCGTCTGTTCGTGAGACCTGCGACCGTAGGACAAGGGCTTCCTGTCCGACCTTTCACATCCTTGTTAAATCCGGTTCTCCAGTGCATCGAGGACATAATGCATCTTAATTGCGTATCTCCAGATTCCTGATGTATCGTCGAAAACGCATCACAATCAAGATAAACTGCCTTGTTATTATCATCTAATGTTTCAATTTTTAAGACTTTAACATCAAATGCAAGCTCGTGAATTCGCTTATCATATCTATCTGCAGAACGACTTGAACCGCTCATATATTCATGTCCAACGGATACATAACTACCGACTTCGATATTAGATGCCTGCGAATTTGTGACAGGAAAATAAGTATGCAGCTCATCGCTTTCAATCGAGGCAATAAACTGAAAATTATTACCTGTACATCCTGTCATTGTTTTATCGCTATTGATATCTCCGAACATTAAGAGCCATGTGGTCTGGATATATCCGTTATCTAAAAACGAGGCTAGCGAATAGTATTTTCCGCGTTTTTTCATGTGCGTAATGCTGTCATTCATCGAAATAGCTTCTGTTGCGGAATCACTCGTTCGAAATGCGCATCTTTTATTCGGCTGGGAATGTAATAAACCGTCTTCTCCCTTGACGAGAGGATATTTTGCAATCAGGAAGAAAGGATTTTTTGTGCTGTCTAAGTTGTATGCTAATTTGTTGAGTTCATAGCCTTCACGAGGGGTGAAACAACGAGAATATCTCATGTATCCGTTGCCCAGGTCTGACCATTTTTCATAAAAAGCAAGACCGCATACAAATACGTCTACACTGCCTGTCTCTGAGAAATTATCATCCCCCTTTACTGCTGTGATTTTTTTGATTCCGTTATCATCCACAATAGCATTTACATCGATCGTCTTAAACCATGGAAGTTCCTCGTAGTCATTTTGACGATGTTCTGCGGCTGTGGAAGGTAACGCAATTAATCCGGCGTTATCATCCGATTTAATCCCTGCACTGCCCTGTGTTCTCTCCCAGAGCGGGATATCGATTGAATACACTTTATCCGTATAAGCAAGCAAATTAAACATTGTATTGATTCGGTTAATGTCGCTTAAGAACGGTTCCGCTACTTCCTGAATTGCTGTTTTCTGTTTATTACCCTCATCAGTAACTGCTTTTACTTTTGTATCCCCTGCGGTATTGACTGCGTTTTTCTGGCTTGTGCCGGCCGTGTTAATCTCGTCTGTTTTTTCTGTCGCAAGCTCTTTAATGTTTTTTACAGCAGTGTCTTTTTCTGTTTGTAAATCATTCAATGCTTGAGAACTTTTTGTGTCAAATTCGGTGTTTATTTGTGTCATGCTCGTGACTTTCTCTTCTCCGGCGGTTGTTACAGATTTTAACTGCTTTGCTCCTTCCGACGTTACCGCCTGCGTTGCTTCGGATTTAGCTGTAGAAATATCAGAAATCGCCTGCGTTGCTGCGGTTCTTACACTTTCTGATGCTTTTTCCGCTGCATTTTTTGCCTCTGATGCATAGTATGCAGCATTATCTTTCTGCCGATCAGGATAGTCTGCGTGGCCATGCGCCCAAGACTCCGCCTCTTTCGCCGCTCCGGTTGTAGTTGCTTTAGTCTCATCAAAATAATTCATAATCTGTTCATACAATGAAGGAGGCGGTTCCGGGATGTCCCCCTGCCGGTATCCTGACTCGTACAATTTAATTGTTACTGCGTTTGCAGTTATCATATCGCTCGCAACAACTGACACGGTAAAGGATGTGCTCGTAAGCACCTCGGCAGGAATCAAGCATGTATTCGTCTCTCCGAGCAAAATTGAAATTTGCTCATTGCCTTCATTATGAAACAATGCGATTTTGCTTACACCCGCCCAGTCTTCTGTTTTAAATTCGAATTCTGCATATAGATAATTTCTACTGTTACGGACGGGTACGAAAGTATCTGTCCTGGTAATAATCTGATTATTTACAACAAAGTGTAATACCGGCTGCATTTTCATCCCCCCTTCTATAAAATTCTTGGGATTAACATTAGTTCTAGGTATGTTTTACTAGTGATATCCTTAGACTCTCTCCGTATTTCAAAATGTTGTTGTTCACCCGCATTAAGATTAAACCGTTGTATTTTCCCTTCTGAATATTTATATGCTACTGCGGTTCCGGGTCTATAATAATAATAGACTATCACCCCTTCCGGAATAATAATTGCTAACTTTCTTGAGGTCTTCACACTAAAAGTAGTGCTCTTTAAAACTGAAGAACTTAACGCAAAAGTCAAATCTATTATGTCAGTCAATCCTTTTATCTGCCCCCTTACTGCTGCTCCCGCAGTGTCATACGTTGTGCCATCTACACCGACTCTCACATCCACTAATTCGTTTGTATAATCTGGAATTTTTACTTTTCCGTCATAATCTAATATGTGTATAGTCGTATAAAGTGTTATCCACGTATCATCAAAATCGGCTTCTCCAGTGAAAGAAATCGTATCACCCTCATTTAAGCTAACAATAAAATTTGTAAATTCTTCGTCAGTCTCTCCCACTAAACTAATCATGTATTCGTTTTTTTGTACATCATTAATTTTTAACCTTGCATATTGTCTACCCGTGGACGCATTTACACCGGTAACTTGAACTTTACAATCAAATGAATACAACCCACTTTTTTTAATCTGAATCTTCGAATCACTGGAAATTGTTATGAAATTTCCTAAATTTTCAGATTTAGAACTAATGTTTTTAAAAACATTTAAAGTTGTCTCTGTAGTAGATGCCTGCGCATCATTTTTACATGACATTAAAAAATTATCTGCTGTATATTCTACAAAATTATCTGGCTTAACTTTAACCAAGTTATCAATTCTTTTACGCTCTGTATCTACATCTGATTTACGATCGGCTATTTCTCCATCGAGATTAGATGATATTTTATTTATTTCTCCCACTGTCGCCGCTACACTATCCGGATGCCCTGTCGCATCTTTATAGCATTGTTCTATCGCATCATGAATACTATCTCTTACTTCTTCTCCGTAAACGGCTTCTTTTATCTTTTTCAGATACTCATTTATAAGTCCCATCTTTTCTCCTTTCTACTCTATACGTTTCCACATATAACAAGTAATGTACGGCTGCATATTGTTGTGTGCATTACCGCCTCCTGCATTCTCCATCGTTGCACTTGCCGCATGGCTATGCGTTGCATCAATTTTAAATCCGTCTTTGTATTTTGTTGTTTTACTTGTACCACTCGGATAAAAAGCACTATCGTCACCTGAGGCGCTACATATGCCCGTTACCGTGTTTCCTGGACCCCAATCTGCTCCCTGTCCAGCAAAATTATGCACTGTACCTATAAGTTGTTTTTCTGTAATGTTAACTGTTGTAGAATGTTTGTGTGACGCTAATTCGTCTGTTGATAATTTATGTGTTTTTTCTCCACCGCTTTTCTCTACAGTTGAAAAGTCACTGTCAGATGTATCCACTCCCACAGGTACTCGACCAGTTCCCCAGGCTGCCCATGTGCCTCCGAAAAGTTTTTCCGGATTCGTGTCGTTTATGCTCATATAGATGCTACCGATGGGATAGATTGTGTTGAATGTGATTTCTCCTGCTGCCTTTATTGCTTCTGCGGCATTTTTCTCGGCTGTTGTTGCCCTTGCTGCCGCTCCGCTTGCTACTGCCTCTACACTTTTAATTCCGCTATTATAAGTATTCTGGGTCTCTATCAAAGTTTTTATAGTTGAACCTAAGGTTACCTTACAATCACTAACATCTTTCAAATTTTTACTTACTTTGCTTACTTGCATATATGCGTTTATTCCGTGTGGTTTTGACCTGACTGGAAGCTTATCTCCGACATTAATATTTTTTACATCATATCCTAAGTCTTTCAGGTCTATTGCTGTAAGTTCAATCGTTATAGATAAATTTACGAGTTCTTTAATATCTTCCTTAGCTCTTTCTAACAATCTCGATGGACTTTCAACATCCGAATAGGAAACTGTACCAAATATCTTTCCAAAAGCTTTAACCGCTTCCAAATCACAAATATAATCCACATTATTATTCACGCTTGAGATTGTTACTGGTCTTCCTATTGCACTATTTGTTGCTCCAAGCGGTATAATGCATGTTTTTATGTCATCTGCCTTTATATATTTGGTAATATCTAAGATATTCTTGCCAAACGTCACTGCCTGCCCCGTTTCATCGTCATATTCCTTCAGGTAATCAATATAATATTCCCCTTTTTCTTCTCTTGTTCGGATATATCCCCCGTAAACATTTAATAACTTATCATCAATTGCTGTTCTGGTATCTTTATAATCGCTTTCATCATACTTGGCTTTTTCACCCGCTACCGTCACGTTGCCAATTCTAAATTGTTTTTCAGGTTCTACTTGCTCATTGTGTTTCCCAATATACAATCGAAAAAGTTCACTCGGAGTATATTCTCCTTTATATGGCCGCTGAACAGAATCAAGAAGATATGCCATATTTCCTTCACAGGTTATTGTCTTCTCTCCTTCAAAATCAATTTCTTCATCTAATACTCGAGAACAGAAGATTTCTTTTTCGTTGCCCTGAGTGTCAAAATCAATTATCCGAATTATCGTTTTTAATTTTTTGAAAGAATCGTAAAATGGATTATCCGAATATACAGAAAAAGTAAAAGAACCATTTTTATTTAACTCTGTATCTAATTTAGGGTCGGCAATTTGTCTTGTCGAATCCCACGGATGATATAAATATTCATCTCCAATTTTTACTTTATACATTACAAACTGCCTCCACGATAATCTACAGATACCGTTCCATTCCCAGTAAATATCAGCGTATTATCTCCTTCCCCTAACAATAAGTCAGGGGATTTACTCTTGCCTTTTAGAAGATTGTAAATTATACCATTATAACTTACCGTCATTTCTTCGCTACAATCAAATACCGGGATAACCCTCATTGTTCTTCCTGGAATAATAACTTCCAAGTTTCCTTTCACTTGCAAATCTTTATAATTCCTAACAATTCCTGTTTCAAAATTAAAAGAATCCCACAACCAATTTTCTAAGGATGAATACAACTCTAATTTATACGGATCACGATTTACTGTTATCTCCACAGAGCTATATCTTCTATTCAATTTCTCTGTGTTCACAGAAACCCTACCTTCATAAAAAAAATCATCTTTCCCAAGAACTACCCTCATTCTTTTTCCATGCAGCGTATTCCTTAACTCACTTGCTCGCATAAGCCATAAATCGTAGTTGCCATCTTTAAAATCAAATGTGAGTTTCATTGTTGTATTTTTGTAGACAGGAAATCCTGTTAGTGCATCTGTCAAATCTAAATCTCCATTCCTCCCAGGAATCTCCTTGAACTTCTCATCTACTTCTGCGGTTCCTGGATCAATTGATAATGCACGTAATCCGAAATCTTTATACATGCTGTAATCTCCAATCTTTACATCAAACATCAATTTCTCCTTTCTGCTTTCGTCTGCTCCGTTCCAAGATTCTTATTTACATATGGGGTTATTCGTTTCCCGACTTTCTTTCCGTCCAGCTCTACAGTCGTATGAATCTCTGCATTCACTTCAACGGGCTTATTATCCTGTACAATTACAACTTGCTTATTTCTACCCTGCCCGTTATAGTCTGGCGTATCTGGATATTCTACAGACTCAACCTTCTTTCTCATAGCATCCAAAGAAACATCAATGTCCTTTTCCATCTGTGCTGTTGCCTGCGGCATATATTTTTCAAATGCCGCTGCCAATCCAAGAGGAAGATATTTACCAATCTTATCTCTCATTATTCTTGAAGGAGATTTGATTTTTAATTTCTTCTTCATACTCTTGATTAGCTGGCTACACATCTCATTTACGGCCTTTGTCATTCCTTTGGTTTGTGATTTCATCCCAGAGATAAAACCTTTCATAGAATTTTGGCCGATTTGATTTAATTGTGTTTTTAATCCATCCAATTTCTTGGATAAGACCGCTTCATATTCTTTTCCAAGATTATCAATATCATCTTTAAAGAAAGCTTTTCCAAAACTATCAGAACCATTGTAAATTTCATTCCATTTACTTATGTACTGTTTAAAATCTTTTGTACTTAAAGATTGCAGATACTCCATGTAATCGTTAGCATTTGCAACATCCATCCCTAGAATCTGCTCCATCAATGATACAGGGATTTTATTCTTTAATGCCTTGATTCTGTTCTGGTAATTTTTGATTGCTTCTAAATTTCCATCGAGGTCATACAGAGAGCCTGTACTTCTCAGTTTAGAAATCATATTGCTACGCTTCTGGATTAAATCATCGTATTTTTCCTGATACTTCTTAGATAGTTCTTCAATATCTTTCTCTGCTTGTGATACGATTTTCTTTTCCTGCTGCTTTAGCGCATTGCCATAAACGGTAATCATAGATTTTCCTAAACTGGAATAAGTATCTGTGACCGCTTTTTTCTTCTTTTTAACCTCAGCAAGCTGTTTTTCTAAAGATTTTGTACTCTTCTTATCTTTTTTAGCTTTCTTAATCTGCTTATTTAAGCTCTTAATCTTTTTGTCGTACTTATCTGTCTCTTTATTCTTCCCAGACTTAATCTGCTTATTTATCAGATTCTTTCCTGCTGTCGTTGCCTTAGAAACTTGTGAATCAATTGCAGTAGATAAACCATCTTTAAAAGTCTTGCCTACTGTTTCAAAATTTCCTTTTTTGCTAGCGTTTTTCGCAGAAGAAACAGCAGTATCACAGAGCTTTTTCATTGTCTTTTTGAGATTCTTCTGCTCTGCATTAACCCCAGCAATGATACCGGTTACGATGTGCTTACCTACTTGTTTTTTAAAAACTCTCGAAGGCGATTTAATCCCTAATGCTTTCTTGGCAGCACCTAAAGCGCTTTTTGCAAGTCCTTGCATTTTACTTATCAAGGAGCCTGCCATTGCTCCAATGCCACCAATAATACCTCTTACAATGTTTGTGCCAACACTTCCCCAACTGATTCCCTTGAACGCATTGACCACTTTCGTTGCAAGACTTTTTGCAGCACTTCCCATCCTTCCGGCCAGACTAAGCAAGCCCGAAATAAGCTTTGAAATAACAGTTTTACCTAAACTCAGCCAATTCACACTTGAAATTGTTGTAAAAATCTTCTGTGCAATTGACCTTGCTACGCTTCCGGCATTGCCGCCCATTCCTCTGATTCCAGAAACTAATTTTCTAATCAGAATCTTTCCAAGATTTAACCAGTCTGTTTTTACAAACTGATTCCAAATGAATGTACAGATATTTTTTGCCGCTCCAACTGCATTTGTGGCTGAACTCTTTAGTCCACTTACTAAACTCTCTATAATACTCTTTCCTGCGCTGAGCAGGTTAATATGCATAAACACGTTATAAATAGCAAGAACAATCTGTGGCAATGCTGCAATTAACTGAGGTATAGCCTGTACAATTCCGATAATCAAATTGGCAATAATTTTTACTCCGGCCGCAATTAACTGCAATAATCCTGTATCAATCGCCGCACAGAATGAATTAATAATCTGTGGCACATACTCAATCAACTGTGGTATTGAGTTAATCAGTCCCTGGGCAATTGATGTGATTATCTGAATGCCTACGGTAATTAACTGCGGGAGTGCGGAGATGAATCCAAGTGCAAGTTGTCCAAGAATTTCTGCCGCTTTAGGTATCAGTTCTGGAGCGGCTTGTGATATTGCATTTCCTATCTGGGTAATAATCTGCAAGCCATAAGTAATTAACTGCGGCAATGCCTGCACAATTCCGGTGCTAATCGCATTTATCGCCAGACCTGCCACTACAATCAACTGGGGCAATGCAGATGTTAGTCCGGTAGCTAGTTGCCCAATGACTTCTACTGCCTCAGGAATTAATGTTGGGGCTGCCTGGGTGATAGATGTTCCTATTTCGGTAACAATCTGCATTCCACAGCCTACAATTTGCGGCAATGCTTCAACAAGACCAGAACTAATAGAACGTACCGCTTGTCCTGCCGACTCAATCAACCGCGGGGTTGCTGAGCTTATCGAACTTATTAAGGCCAAGATAATTTGACCACCTACAGATAAAAAGTCAGGAACTCCTTGCGTTATGCCAAGAAGTATATTGGTAGCTATTTCAGCTCCCATCTGAGTTCCTTGCTCTACCTGCCCTTGCATATCATCCCATAAATCGCTAAATAGTTCAGGAATTGTTGATGCTAAACGAGGGATAATTTCCCCTAAGTTTTTACCGATATTCTCCATCATAACCGTAATAGAGTCCGCAAGTTCTTCTGCGGTTCCAGAACCATTCAGAAAATTATCGTATGCAGCCTTAGCGCTATTCATTGAGCCTTCGATTGTTGTGGCTGCTTCCTTAGATGTCGTTCCTGTAATACCTAACTCTTTTTGAATGACATGAATTGCATTGTATACGTCCGCGAGATTACTAATATCGTATTTAACACCTGAAAGCTTAGACGCATCTGCAAGCAATCTTTCCATTTCCGATTTTGTGCCGCCATATCCAAGCTTTAAATTATCCAGCATTGTATAATTCTGTTTTGCGAATCCCTGATATGCATTCTGGATATCTACCATATTGGTCCCCATCTTATTCGCATTATCAGACATATCAATCATAGCCATATCGGCTACTTTTGCTGCTTTGCTCGTATCTTTTGCGCAACTCTGTAATAACGATGCTGAAAAGCTAGTTACATTCTGCATATATTCATTTGCAGACATTCCAGCCGTTTTATAAGCCTTATTTGCATTATCAATTACAGTCTTGGAACTTTTCTTGAATAATGTCTCTACCCCGCCAACATTTTGTTCCAGCTTGGAAACAGAATCTAAAGATTGTTTTGTCATCGCTCCCAATGCTGCACTCACACCAACAACCGCTCCAGCAGTTATTGCAAGTCCTTTTTTAGCAGCACCACTAATCTTAGAAATACCAGAATTAAATCCATCCGCATCAATCTTCGTATCAAATTTTAAAGAGCCATCGTAACCCATACACATTCTCCTTTCGAATATGCACGGCTCAATGGCTCACTAATGCACTATCATTTATTCTTTATTTTTATTT